ATAGAACGTCCCAGGCTGTTGCAGATTCGATAATTTTTGAGTACCACATATATTTTTTATTTTACAAATGTAGCAATTTAACCTTTGGAATATATTTTTTTGTTTTTAGTATTATATAAATATGTTCCACAAAAACCTCTAAGACATTACAAGTACGTCTGGAGGTTTTATTATTTAAAAGATCCTTTTATTTATTTGGATCAAAAATCAAAGGGAGATAAGAGAAGTGTCTGAAAACAACTCAAATGACATGATTTACAACTGGCGTAATGAATTACGTTCAAACAACGATGGCGTTTTTATTGTTGCAAATAGTCAAGCTCAAAAATACAAAAATCAAGGTTTTAATAAGTCCGAAGTTGTAGAATTACTCGCAGCTGATAATTTTGATTTAGACGTTGCTAATAGAATTGCTTCAAAGTTGTTTGATTCTGCTAAAGAAGTAGAACAAAACGCTGCTATTGAAGTTGCTGTAATCCCAACAAGATATTCTGACTGTGCTCCTGTTATTGAAAGATCATTAACTAAATTTTCTGCAAAGGAATTCGTCAAGAAGCTTTGTGCTGGTCCTCATTCAATCGTAAAGACTGATGAAAAAGGATTGGGATTTTGGTTAAGACTTACTGAAGCTGCTAAAGATAGTGCTACTGGCAAGAGTCATTTACACGCATCATTAAGACCTTACATTGAGGAAACACTTCTCAACAATGTTCTTTTAGCGCAATCTCAAGAAGCACAAATCAAAACTGCTTCAAAAACCAAATTTGTTGTATCTATGAAGAAAGGATCTGCTGAAGTTGATTTATCAAATGCAACTTCATCAAGCGACAAATTCATTAATGGGAATTATGTTGATTTTGGCCTTGCTGATGAATTTATGGTAAAGGCTGCTGATACAGTTTCTCCATATCAAAGATTGAAAAGAGCTCTCAAAGACTAACTAACAATCTCAACTATTGAACAAGCCGCTTTTATGCGGCTTGTTTGTTTTGTATAACTAAAGAAATGGAATCAAAAAAAGAAACTGTAGATGCACTGATTGTTCCTGATGAAGGACCAAAGAAACCATCTAAAATGTTCAGGGATTTGAAAGAGGGGGATAAACCATTAATGCCTCTTCCCCCTGATAATATGAGTGATATATCTTATCCTCAATTTATGGAACCAAGATGCGCAATTTGTACTTCACCTTTTAGAGATTTGGTAGAACACGTATATCTTGATTCTGGACGTAAAAATCAATCAGTAATTAGATTCTTCCAACAGTATTTTGATGCACAGATGAACTGGATGCAGATTAATACTCACATGGAACAACATTGTGATTTCAAAAAAATCTCAACTTCCGGACTTAAAAATTATGAGCAAAGAGAAGAACTTATTGCTCCTTGGATTTTTCGTGAACATCATCTTGCCTTAACCGCTTTACTTGTAGAACTTGATGATGTAAGAGGAATTGACTGCTCTAAAAACAATGATATGAAGTTTAAAAGAGCAGCAATGGTAGAAAAATTAATTTCTAAAATCTTATATCTAAAAGAAGTTAGAGATAATCAAGGTATTTACAACATTAACATTTTTGAAATCTTAGCTAAATTGCATGAAAAAATGGATTCTGAAAATGATAAAAGAATTATCAGAGAAGAAATTGTTGCCTTGAGAGAAAAGATTCAACAAGATAATTAATGAGAAAACAAACACAAGTTCCTAAGTCTCCTACAGAATTAAGAAACCAATTACTTCAACAAGCTAATACCGTTACTGCATTATTTAAAGACACAGAATATGCAGAGGACTTTGTTGATGAAATTGCACCTACCACAAGATCAGAAGTTGCTCCTCCGCTAAAACCTCCTAAAGATAGATTCAATCCTGACCAAATTGTCGATATTATCACATTTATTGAACATCCTTATTTTTGTAATCTAAAGCCTTATCCCTGGCAAAAACTTATTTTGAAATGTTTCTATATGGGACAAGAAGGCAATACAAACCTTGTAATCAATGAATCTGACAATCAAGAAGATTGTAAGGGATGTGTTTGGGATTATGTTCAAAAAAATGAGAATGAATTTTTAAAGGCCCGTGCAGAAAAAAGACAATTCAAAACAATTTTTAATGTTGTTAATTCACCTTGTTTGCAATGTAAACGCCTTGGTAATGATGTAAGAGAAGAAAGATATAAATTTGCTAAAGATGAAGCTTCAAACCCAGATTCTGAAAGACAAGTAGAAATATTAGAAGCAAGGCCAATTATTGATGCTTTCCAAAGTGAATTTGATTTACTTTATTCTGAAGAATTTGATCCAAAATTGAGAATGCAAGTTCAAGAGAAATGCACTAAAAGATACAAATTTGAAGAATTAGTTTTAGTGCTTGGTAGACGTTCAGGAAAATCATTCCTTGTGTCTGCTATGGCTCTTTATGAATTATATAGATTGATTTCTATGGGTCATCCTCAAGCAAGATATGGTTTGATGGAATTTGATGAGGTTGTTATTCTCAACGTTGCTCGTAACGAAGAACAGGCTAAAAAAGCAATCTTCTCTAAAATCAAGCAAACAGTTTTAGCTTCTCCATTTTTTGCGCCTTATATTGGCAAAGATACAGAGCTTGAAATGCGATTCTACACTGAGCATGACCGAGAAGAGAATGTAAGAAGAAAAGATCAAAATATCAATCTTTTTGCGGGTTCTTTAGTTTTGCGATGTGGTTCCAGTAATGCTTCAGGTCTTGTTGGTTTAACTTGTTGGACAATCATTATGGACGAAGTTGCTGCTATGGCTGGAGACAATCCTGAATCTGGCGTTGACTATGCTCTTTATGATGATTTGAAACCATCTCTTGCTACATTTGGTAAAGATGGAAAAATGATGCTTCTTTCCAACCCTAAAGGTCCTCTTGGGTTGCTTTATGATTTGCATGAGAATAGGCAAGAAGATCCTACTACACTTGTAATGAGACTTCCAACTTGGCTTACTAATCCAAACATTGACAAAGAATGGTTAGATGGTCAAAAGAAAAAAGATCCTCAAGAATTCCAAATGCAATATGGTGCAGAATTTGGTGCATCATCATCTGACCCAATGTTTAATTCTGAAGATATTGACAGAATGTTCTCTTCTATGTCTATGGTAAAAAGAAAAGATCAAGCAGAAGGACATTTTGAATACTTCTGCCATTTGGATCCTGCACGAACTTCAGATTATTATGCACTTGTTGTTGCTCATACAGAAAATATGTATGGACAAATTGGACCTGATTTTCAACCTTTAAAAAGAGTTGTAATTGATCACATTCATTTCTGGAATCCTAGAACAAAAAATCAACCTGTAAAAGAAAAAGATGTTGAAGATTATGTAATTGAATTGCATAGAAAGTTTAAATTTAAACAAGTGAGCATTGATCAATGGAATTCACAATCTTCTCTTATAACTTTACAATCAAGAAGAATTCCTATTGTAGAACGTCAATTCAATAAAGAATATAAAGAAAAAATTTACACAGAACTTTCTCAATTAGTTAGAGATGACCGAATTGATATTTATGATTTATCTGGTGGTGAATATCGAGATTTGGATCACAAATTGATTTCCTTAAATGAAGTGCAAGAAGCAAAAATTCAATTTCAATTCTTACAAAAAAAATGGAAAGGTAAAAGATATTACATAGAAGCATTATCTGGATACAAAGATGATATTTGTGATGCTGTAGCTGCTGTAGCCTACGAATGTCTTACTTCAAAAATTATGTTTAGATTACCTAAATCAAAAATGGTCAATCTAAATAGACGATAAAGGTTATTTTTTTAAATAATAAGAACAAATCATTATGTCTAACAATATCAGAACAGCTCAATTTGGTGGTGTAGGCGGCGGGGGAAATGGCTCTGCTTTCCAACCTGGTGGCAGTCCTATAGGTCGTGGTGGGTCTAATAGGGGTGGGCACGAGATAAATCTTTATGTGGATGAAGATGCTAGTTTTGATAAATTGTTAAGAAGAACCCATAATGAGCCTGATAACAGAGATGTAAACATTGAGTCGAGACTTACTCCTCAACACAAAAATTATGAAGATTTAATTCCTTATGAGCTAACTCCTGAAGAAAGAATGAGAGCTAAATTTAGAGCTCAACTACATAATTATAAAAAATCTTTAGAAAATGCTGCTAATAGTTTAATGAAAAATAGCCCAGCATACATAAAAGAAAATTATCATCCTAAAACTGAACATATGATGACTATGGAGCAATCTTTAGAAGATCGTCATAAATATAACAAAGATTCTAAATATCCAAGAGAGGAATACAAAGATCCTGATAAGCCTTCAAGATTACACTTTGCTATTTCGGATGAATCTATAAATCGTATTGCAGAAGATTATGCAGTCAGAAGAAGAAATAGAATTACTGATGAATATCCAGAAGATAGAAATGAGTTTGATGAAGCACAATTTACTCGCCCATCTTTAGGGAAAACTCCTGTATTGACCCATGGTGAAGAATTTGATAATTATTTGACAAGCTTAATGACTGTCAATACTCCTGATCACGATGGCTTTCAAGAGTATGGATTAAAGGATACTTTATTATCTTATCCTGATCCTGATACAAAACCAAATATTTATGCGCCAAAAGATATAGCTCCAAAGCCAGAAACATTAAAAGAATCAAATCCATTTATGACTACAGAGCAAGCATTAAATTCAAAGAAAAAAGACACAACATACGCAGACTACATTGATCCGACAAATAAAGAAGATAAAGGCGTAGAAGAAGTTTTCGATGGTTCAGCTTTTTATGGAATAAGCGGACATAGTTTTTAAAGGTCATTTAAAGATTATTTTATAAGAACAAATTATGAACGCAAACTCAATTCAAACAATTATTAAGGTCTGTTCAAAATTAGACAAAAAAGGCCATTACTCAAAGGCTGACAATTTGTTTGACAAGATTGCTCAATATTATCCACAACAATCAGTTACTCAATCACCAAATGTTTCTTTAGTTCCTTATGAAGAAATTGAAGAAGAAACAAAACAAAACGATTATTGGCGTCAAAAAATCAACCCAAGAAAAATTCCAAAAGAATATTTTGATTTGGGAGGAGAAGCTGATGGTCCAAATATAGAGGGATTATTGCATGGTCCAGACAATGTTCCTGGTCCTGCCTATATAGATCCAGGCAATCCAGCATCAAGTCCTTCTATGGCAATTCACGGTGGAGAAGATTTGTGCGATAAATTTTCCTGGGAAGAAACATATGAGAAAAATGTTGACGATGGAAATGCTTGGAAAAATAGAATACCAAATAGATAAGGAACAAAAATATGCCTATACCAATTAAACCAGTTCATTCTTTAGACTTACATGCAGAATTATTTGACGGACCATCAATGGAAGGTCTTGGATTATCAGATATTCAAATTCAACTCCTTGGTGTTTCACAAGCTCCAAAGAAAATTGAAGCGGCCAAGTTAAGTGAAAAATACTTGGATATGCTTAAGTCAATTGATGCAAATACTGATGCTTTAGTTACTGCTGCTAGTTATGTCGCTTTACACAAAGACAGTACAGTTTGTGGTGTTCCAACACAAATTTCTGACCATGATCTTTTAGCTCTTAAAACAGCTGGTTTACTTACTGGCTATGGTAGATCTGTAGAACTTACTGAAAGAGCAAAATTGGCATTGCGTGATCATTATTTAAGCATAGACAATGTTAATGAATTTAGAAAGCAAAGAACAAAAGATAGATTTGATCTTGATGAAGCAAGAAGCGTAAAAGCATCTTCAAGTAAATTTAAGAAAGTTGGTTCTTGACTCACTAGCAAAGAATTCCGTGATGAATTCGATGTTAGGTTTGTAGCAGACACAGATAAATTAAGAACTAAAGGCTTGATGAATGCAGAGCCTTTAGATGATTATGAAGTAGCTTTTTTTACTTTTGATTATCCAGATTGCTATTCATTTTGGAATAAAAATGTATCGTTTGCACTTTCTTTAGCATTTTTAGATAAAAATTATAAGATTGTGGATATTAAGGATATGGAAGCAGATGACCCTAAATCTGTATCTCCAGATTCGAACAATGTTGTATTTGTTGTAGAAGCAAAGAAAGGATTGTTCAAAAAATTAGGTATTGGCGTTGGAGATAAATTGTTTTTGAAGGGCAAGAAAGTAATTTTCAGTAAAAAAACATAAATAGATGCATTAAAGGAATTTAAACATTAAATTTAGAAATTTTCTTAATGTGTTTTTTCTTGAGGAGAAAAATTAATTATGGCAGATAGAATTTTCCCAAACAGATTTCAAGAAGATCCTCTTGACTCTGACTTGGTTTTCCAAGGAATAGATTGGGACAACTTTAACCAGAGATTAGCTGAAGCTAGTGAACCTAAGAAGAATAAAGGTCTTGAAAAACTTATTAAATCTTTGGACACAAATTATGTTGATGATTTACAAGGTCAAAAAAAGGATTCTGACGATGATGATTCAGAAGCTTCAATGGACCACAAGTCTGGCTATATGAAAGAGGCCAAAAAAGGCATTCCAGAAGGCTTGAAAAAGTGGATGGAAGAGAATGGCAAGGGCAAGAAGTCTGAAGATTCTGATGATGATGATGAAGATGAAGATGAAGATAAAGATGAAGAAATGGACGATAAAGGCCCTATGAAGAGAAAAGGTCCTAAAGGCAAGTCTGAAAAGAAAGCTTACCATTTCAACCATGCATCACAATTGTCAGCTGAAGCAGTTGAAGCTGCTGTTGCCTCTGGCGATGAAGAACTTAAAGAAGCAATTCTTGCAGCTCGTCATGACAGAAGAGTTAGATTAGCTGGCAAAATTGAGCGCCAAGTTCAAGCACAAAAAGAAACTAATGTAAAGCTTGCACAAAGAAGAGCTTACAGAGAGGCATTAGTTCAAAAAGTTGCTGAAAAGATGGAAGATGAAAAAGAAGCAGCTATGAAGAAAGAATCTGAATGTGCTGGCAAATCAGAAATGAAAGAAGCTAAAGCATTCTCATCTGCTGCAAGAAAAGCATTTGCTGCTAAGGCTCTTGCTGAAGGTTTTCCAATCGAGTATGTAAATGCTAGATTAGGTGAGACATCAGCTCCTGCAGTTGACAAGTTGTCCGACATCAAGAATGTTCTTGCTTCTGGCCTTGAAACAAATGTAAAGGTTGCTGCAGCTTCTTCAATGATCAAGGTTGCAACCCTTACAGACGCAGACTATTCCAGAATTGTCGATTACTGGAAGAATGAACTCGGTTATGGCGATCAAGAGTGGATTGATGCACTCTTTACCAAAAAATACGACAAGTAACAATTACCATCCTCAAGAAAAATAGTCCCAGGGCGAAAGTCCTGGGACATTCTTGAAAAGTAATATCAGGATATAATAAACATGAGCAGATTTAGAAAAGTATCAGAAATCGATAATATTCCAACATTTTTGGAAAAGAGATTTATTGGCGCTCAAGTTGAAGTTGAAGAAGATCCATACGCTGAGTTAAAGAGAAATTCAACTGCAAACAGACAATCAATTTCTAAGCAAAATATTGGTTTTACAAAAGAAGCAAACAATATTAACAAGTCATGGGAGAAGATTCAAGGTGCATCAACTTATCAAGATTTGAGAGACACTACACTTGAAGATAGAATTCTTTCACAAGATTTTGGTGCTATTAAAAGAGCTGGTTCACAATTCGACAATGGTGAGACTGCAAGAACTACAACCAGTAGTTTGAAAGCATTTTCATCTGATGAATATATGAATGCTATGCTTTCCAGATCAGCATCTATTTTTAACCCAGATATGATTGCAATTTCGGAAGAATTCTTAAATTCACAAGCTTCTACTAGTGAACAATCTATTGTTGAAAATCAAAGAGCAAGAGAAGCCAAGGCAACTCGTCATAAAGCTTGGGAAGAAAGCCAAATCAACAATTTAAGACAATCTTCTGTAGTTTCTTCAAGAGCACATTCAATTTTAAGAACATCTTCAGATAATGAATTCAATTCAACATTTGGAATGATTGATCCATCTGCTCTGGACAATCGTGAATCAATGAGAATTGCTAATCAAGAGAAGAATAGAAATGAAAGAATGGCAATCAAGAAAAACATTCAAAGTGATATGAGTAACAAATCTCAATCAAGAGCAAAAACTTTTAATGAAATTTATAACAGCATTGACATAAATTTTGATGATAATGACTAATGAATAAACTGTCTCAAACTGAACCGCCTCAACAACCTGGACCAGCTATGGCTTCAAATCCTGCAAATGAAATTAATAACATTCCATTGAATGGTGAAGAGGTAGAAGGCGTTACAAAAGATGAAATGAGACAGTTGATGAATAAAGTCAAATCTGCTAATGATAACTTTGGCGAACTTTCTGATGAAGTTACTCTCATAGCAGACAGAGTGCAAGATAGCAACTTGAAACACCAGTTGGATAAGTTATCTAAAGCACTACTTATGTCAAATGATAATAGAACAAGAACCAAAGATCCTATAACTCAAGAATTGGATCCAAGCTATTCTGATATAGCGAATAAGATTGAACAAACTTATTTATCCGAGGATAAGAACGTGTACAACAATTCCAAAACAGCACAGGTCAAAAAGAAAAAGAAAACTAGAGGCAATCCATTCCGTGTCTTAATGGGTAAAGTGGGTAAATTGCTTGATCACGGTGTCGAAAAGAACGATATTGTTAGATACGTCTCAAAGCTTAAATATTGGAATAAAGAAACTATTGAACGTGCTATTGATATTGTTAAAGAATATAACAAAAAGTTAGATCAAGGCAAAGACAATGACAAAAAGTCAGAAAAGACTGCCGATACTGTTGATCTTAACAAATTAGTCAAAGATAAAGAAGATGTTGAGAAAAAGACTAAAGATATTGAAGAAACTGTAGAGAAGATAAATGACACTGAAGAAAAAGGAAACAAAAATGCTTCAGTTAAGATTGCCGCTTTAAATTATGATGCGAAGCCTAATTTTGCAAAGAGATCCACACCTGAGTTGATTATGAGAGCTTGTTTTCTAATGGATTTACAAGATTATTCTAAAACTACAAAACAGGGTGATTTCAAAGATGCTGCTGACAAAAAAGGCGTTAGTGAAGAACTAAAGCAAATCAAAACAGCTCTCAAGGATAGAGGTTTTGATAAAGAAGAATTATCAAATTTAGGATTGGGTAAATAATTATGGACAAGGGATATAAAATCAAAGCAACATACGAGACTCACGATCCTAAAAAAATTCAAGACATTATGGACAAAAAACCATTAGTCGGTGGAACTGGATTGCTTAGTATGCTTCAAGACACAATTGCTGGACTTGGAGATGGTGATTCTATACCAATGTCTTCTCCTTTTCACGTTTTAGATATGAATGATTTTGGTGATGATCCAGTAATTTCAGCTTTTAAAAATATGGGCGGACCAGAAAATATCGTAAAGATTGTCGCTCTTCCTGAAAAAGAAGCACATCATCATTTACATCAAGCATTTAGCAAGCTAAATAATATTAAATTAGCAGAAGAAAGAAATACTCTTCGTTATGCTTATATGGCTCTACAAAACTTTTTAAATAAGAATAATGAAGCAGCCAGATTAGAAAGAGTAGCATATAAAACAACAGACAAATCTTCTGGGTATTGGCAAATAGAAGCCATCAACTCTTTGGATAAACTCAAGAAATTTACATCCTCTTCTTTGAGAATTTCCAAGATTGAAAGTGCTAGAAATATTGTTTTATCAGGAAATAAATTACAAACTACTAAAGTTTCAAACTATTTACACAATTGGTATTCAGAAATTACACCAAAAGAAAATAGAAGAGTAGCTTACACAACATTATCGACACAAGCTAATGAACCTTACTTACTTTGTCCTAAGGGTAAATTTCAAGGATACAAAGCTCCAGTACCCATGGAAGTTTCAAAGTGCCGTGAAAACTGTATTGACTCCAGAGTTGATAAAGATGGTCAGGTTACTTGTGCATATCAAGATTGGCTAAAGGTAGCTTTCCAATCTCACGACGAAGTAATGGCAAGATTAGATGTTCACAAGCATCCTGATAATGAAGCTAATGCTCTTGAACTCAAAGAAGGCGAAAGATCCAAAAAACTTACT